AGCATACAATACGCATCAGCTATGTCATGTTTTCTCTCGTATGGAATCGTATCTAAATCTACATACTTTCCCATCTTGACAAGAACGCGCTCTTTCCGCTCCTCGTAGTTTAGATGCCCCATACCAAAATGTGCATGTAAAGTTACGGGTGAAATTAGTAGAACCTTATCTTTGAACATATAGTGTAGTAGAATCTCGATATTCGTAAAACCTTGGGGTGGCTGCCTCTCTATGAGGATCCTCTCAGCCTTGTCGAACACATCCCTGTGGTCATCTACAAATAAAGGAACCAAGTCAACAAAGTCATTACTGTAAATGTATTTGTAGTCTTCCAAACTCACCTTTTTCATGTACTCAACTTCTATCACCGGTCCATTCCCACACTCAGCGAGGACGAGACCCATATTGTGAAATCCTATATCTATGGCTAGGACCTTCATGTCTTTATGTCAAAGATTTTCTTTAATGTTAGTATATGAACATCGCGACAAACTTATTGAACTATAAGCGTCGCACCATATTTCAATCGAAAACTGGGTCATTTTTCGTCAAAGATGGAGACAAAAAGAAGTATGGACTCAAAGCTCAGTACAAGATAAACCGCGAGGGAAACCCAAAAAAACTCACACCGACAACGGTTGATAACGTACCACTCATCATTCGCCCCAAGTTTAGGGTGAAAGCCAAAACTCAAGCGACAAAAAAACTCAAGAAAAAGGTTGCTCAAAATCTCAGGCGCATGAGAATGGGTGAGAGGAACGCGGAAAATGTGAAACCCCGGAAGACTGTGGAGGGGAGGGAAAAGATATCCTTTAACGAAGCCGTGGCTAACATGAAGGAGAAGCAGAAACAGATAATGAAGAATAGAAAAAAGACGGAAACGTTGAATCGTAAAGCTTCACCCAAACGGACCGAGCAACCAGAATCACCGCGGCGAGAAAGGGGTAAGCTGTCTGAACAAATGTTCATGAAAATGGAAGCGATCCGACGTGCTTCTAAACTTAGAAATGAGAGAAACGCAAAATTCTTCGAAAGAAAGATGAGGGAACGGGCGGAGAAGGAACAAAATAACAGGGAGAGGAGGGAACTGGAGTTTAGAGTGCGCGCAAATGCCATCAGGCGCTCCCGTGCACAAGCAGAGGCTGAGCGGGTGGTGAGAGAATCTATTGAACTCGAGGCTAAGCGTAAAGAAAGGGAACGTTTCATCGCTGAAGCTCGTGAAATGGCGAGAGTTCGCAGAAAACGGGAAGATGAAAAACGCGCCAGGGACAGGGTTGAGGCTGAGCGAAAAGCCAAAGCCGATGCCAAAGCCAAAGCCGATGCCAAAGCCGATGCCAAAGCCGATGCCAAAGCCGATGCCAAAGCCAAAGCCAAAGCCAAAGCCAAAGCCAAAGCCAAAGCCGATGCCAAAGCCAAAGCCAAAGCCGATGCCAAAGCCAAAGCCCGTGTGAAATCGGGGGGTACGATCATGAAACCAGAAATCAAAAAGTTATTCAATGATCTCGAAGCGGCCAGAACTAAAGCAAATGCGAGGAAGGCTTACCTGACGGGTTCCCGCAAACTACATCCAAATAAACCAGGTGGAAATGCCGCATTGTTCAGAAAATTAAAGAACATCTACAATATAAAAGTTCCACCCGTGGTGGCATCGTTGGAAAAATAAACATCTCACCTATAGTATATGAAGAACAAGACGAAGATTCGAACACTTTGGGTCTCGTTGATTTTACTCGTCGCTGTTGTTGGTTACATGTGGATGTATCCTCGAACGGTTGAAGTCGAGGTTCCCGTCGAGGTTCCCGTCGAGGTTCCACCAGTTCCACCACGCCCCCAGAGACGATTTCAACAGGAACGCGAGCCAGAGTTTAGGGGACCACCAATTAAGACATACAAACCTGGTCGTATGCAACAGATGGGTATCCTCGTCGGGGAAGGTGAGGAAACCCTCCCTCTATACGGTAAGGAGGTCCGTGGTCGCCGTGATCGCTACCACTATTACACGACTACGGGTGGTGAAAATTTGTACCCCATCCCTGTGAGCATAGATGGTCGTGATTGTGTGGACGACATTGGGTGCCAGGAGCTCTATGGAAATGAATCAGTCTCGGTGACTGGCAAGACTGGTTCATTTGAGGTTAAGATGTACCGAACGGATGATTTTTTCTAACAAAAATGGTTCTTGAGGGAATCGTATTCTCTCTTTTGGAAACCGGAACTCCCAGAAAACTTTGCCTTTAGATTTATTAATTCCCTAATTGTGTCGTCATCGAGGCTTTTGACAAAGTCCTTCTTAGCCTCGATGTCGTCTAACTGGTTGTGTTCCTTTTGAGCTTGGACGTAGGGCCACGTATGTTTCCGTAATGCCGCAACTTCAATTTGAAGTTGTATGATCTGTGGTAGGAGAACCTGTCGTACAAGTTCGTCAGTAGTCATGAACACACTTATATACATTTCCCTAAGTATTTTCTTAGATGTTAGTATATGCAGTACAAAGAACTAAAAGATAAGGCTAAAAAATTGGGACTTCGCGTCACTAAGGATGTTCGGGGGCGACGTGTGAAACTCACAGCAAGGGAACTTCGGGCCAAAATTTCCCTAAACTTCGAAAATAGTGTCAGAAATGCCCAAAGGGTCATTCGTCTCTGCCAAACGGTGGTTGCACCCGTTTCTATGACCGGGGTACCACCTCCTCCTCCACCCCCTCCACCTCCACCCAAGAAACCTGTCATTAACGCTACCCGCGCTAAACTCATGGCTGAACTGAAAAATAAATTAAAAAAGAGAGGAATGAATAAGTAATGGAGGACACTCTCGGATTGAAGAAAGTCAAAATCCTTTTAGAAACTTGCAATGGTGAAAATTTCAATGAATTGTATTTACAACTTTGTCGATACGAAAATGCAATGAGAGAGAATGGAGAACCAGAGGAATTCGTAAAGCAGTACCTCGGGGAGGAACTTTACGAACGCCTAGAGACGACACTTCAATTTTTTAAACAATTTGAAAAGTTTAAACGCTCATTATAATTAAACCAAACCTCTTAGACATGAACTTCTCAACACCCTCAAATGTGGGAAAACTCCACAGATACCAACGAGACCAGAAACCAGCCCCACCTATACCACTCAATTTCCAGTTCTCCTTGTCACTTGATGTGACATCGAGCATCATATTTTGAATTTTATCGGGTTCTCTCTCTGCTATTGTGCGCTTCGGTACCCGACCACCGTGGCGGAGCACATACGAACGCATACGTGAAGGATTCTTGTGTTTGGTGTAGTCTGAATATCCACTGGCACCAAAATCAACAGTCCTGCCGTCTTCTAGTATCGCCCTGAACTTCTTCTTACGATCGGGGCTACGAACAATCTTGACGCGCATACTTATATTTTACATAGATTTATTTGCACGCCATGCAGCCATACTTCTCCGTCTTGGGGAGGAAGAAGAGGTGCTCTGGTCCACGCTGCACGCGGTAGAGGTGGTCATACATGTGGAGGAGACCAACGACGATGGCGACGATGCCAACGACCCAGTTGTTCATCTTGCGGGTGGTCCACACGTAGAAAAGGGTCAAAACGATCAGTACGACCTGGACGAGAGTCACTTTGGGCATCTTGGGCATCTTGGGCATCTTGAAACGCTTCTCGACGGTTTCAACCTCGGGGGTGGGTTCGGGGGCTGGGTCCATGTATTCACGCTTGCCGTATCCGGGCATTTTTATTATCTACCGAGAAAATAATGTGGCCCCTTCTGATTATTACACCCGCCATTTTAGTTTTTTGTGACTACATGAAAGCACCGATAGATCTGTTGTACTTTACAAATATATGGAGACCTGTGGTTGGTATGCAAAATACATTGAGAGATATATTCAAACCTCACCACTTTCACCCCGGACTTTTATTACTGAAACTTCACTATAAAAAGATACGCGAAGAGTTTCTAAAAGTTTCACCATCACTGAAACACGAGTATTACCATGACTTAGATCCATGGTTTGAGGAGAATATGAACTACTACTATTATAAAGTTGAACATTTTCCAATACTCTACGGATTAATCAAACAGA